TACCCCCCCTTCCTTAACCCCCACACCCGTAAAGCGCGCACAGCGCGCCGCTCGCCTTTCGGAGGATTGGGTTCCAAAGGAATTTGAAGCGGAGACCGTGGAGCTGGAGAAGTTTCGAGACTGGGCTAGATCGGCTCCTGGGCAGAAAGGCGTTAAGGCCGATTGGGATGCGACTTGGCGCAACTGGATGCGGCGGGTTCGCGAACAGGGCAACGTGACGGCCTTCACCCCCAAGGCGAAGGAGCGGGATCTTCGAAACGTTCCCGATCATGTTCTATCAGCGACTGATTATTGGAAGAAGAAGCGGCAACTCAAAGAAGGGGTGCGGTAGACGGGTTTTAAGGCCCGCCTGACCGCCTTGCGTAAGGTGTGAGCTAGTTGGGTAGCTGCGGGGCTCCTGAGGGCGTGTGTGAAGCTTCCAGGAGTTTCTTCGTTAACAACATCACAACGTCCCAAGTAGACCAATTATCGGACGGCTCATTCGGACGGCCTTGCAGGCGACAGAAGGTGTCCCATAGATCGGGGCGGGCGAGGTGGCACGGCTGAAAGGCTTCCTCTGGCAAGCTTCGCTTGGCTCGCATCTTTTCAGCAATGACGCCTGCGGTCAGGACTTCGTAGTCCCTTTGCAGTTCGCGCGTAGAGCGATGGGCTCTCTTTGCCTTGTCAAGCTGGGCTTTAATGACGGCTCGACGTTCGGTCAGGTTCATTGTCCGCTCTCCCGGTCAGTGACAAGCCGTTTCTTGGCAAGTCCGCCAATCTTCCCGGCCTTGGACGCAAGTTCTGTATTGACTGAAAATGCGCGGTTCTCAGGCTTAACGGCCAGGCCGCCCATAGACCCAATCTGTGATCTGCGGCTGGGGCTCAGCAAGGCGAAACCCCTGGGCTTTTTTGTTTCGGTTGTCATGGTTTTGCTCTTTCTTGATGGGTTGTTGAGGATGAACCCGGCGCGCAGGAACCCGCGCGCTAGGCATGATGGGAAGAATGGGTGTGACTCGCATAGTGTGGCCCCTATGGCGTCAAAGGCGACGCACGCTTAACAGTAACGCGCGCCGATTAAGGCGGGGTTAACGATGGAATGGATTTGCAAGCCATGCGCTCGCATAGCCTAAGCGGGTTCGGCTTTGCGGATACCATGCGAATAGGTACAGTCCCCGGCGTCCGATACCGTCGCGCGTCGGTTCGATTTTGAGGCCGAACCATTTGGTGACGTGAATTGACAGATAACGGGTTGAGGCGTCGCGATACAGTCTGAACATGTTCACGCCTCCACTTCGTCGGTTTCGGTTTCTTCGTCCGCATAGTCCGCCATTATGTGTTTGGCGATTTCCTGCCAATTCACGTCCGACAGGAACGCAAGCGCATAGTCCAGGACAAGTCCCTTGCCGTCCATTTCCATGAATTCTTGCGTCTGGTCTTTCAGAACGTCCGCCAGTTCATAGAAGTCATGCGGGCGCCTGCCCATGATGTCGCGCGGGCTCTGCCCATCGTACATCTCCAGGTGAACCCGCCAAGTCGGATAGTTCGTCCAGCCGTTGTATGAATTGCTCATTGTTCGTCCCCATTGCTATCGTCCGCCATTATGGCGCCCGGTGACGCCCCCCGTAGGGGGCGCTGCGAGACGTCACGCCGCTTGTGAGACGCTGGACGCAATGACGCCTGCCCACATGGGGGGAGCGGTCATAGCTTCGTTCATGCGATGCGGCATTAGAACCCCAAAGGCGTCTAATCCGCTTTCAACGGGGAACCAGGTCACAAGCGCAGGTGACTGCCCATTGTGCGCAATTTTGATCTGCGCAGACTTGTCGAACATGCGAGCTGCTTTCATGAACAGCGCAGGATAAGCAGCGTCGAATTGCGCAGCTACTCCCGAAACGCTAGATGGTGAAACACGGCGCCAGTCAGGAAAGGAACCGTCAATCGCGCCGTCCGCATAGGTCGCGCCGCAATAATTTATAGTTATACGTCCCTTGTCGACGTAAAGTTCGCAAACGTCCAGGTTCTTGGAAAGCTTGATCCGGTCGATTAGCTCAATTGGCACGATTGTGTCCGGTAATTCGCTATCAAGCGGCTCGTCCAAGCTTTGACGCAAAGCAGTCAGGTAGTGCCCATTGGTCGCTACCATTATGACGTGATCCGACCGAAACTGTAGATTGACGCCTTTTAGGTAGTAGCGTGTTTCCTCTTTCGAACAGAACAGCGCAACTGCTTTCAAGGCCTTGAGATTGATAATCATGGCATTAGTCCCCTAATTGTGCGGCATTGCACACTGACGCCGACCGTGATCGGCGCTTGTTTGCAATCTCAGCCAGGATAGGCCAAGCCTGGATATTCTGGCAGTTTCGCCACAATGCTATCTAGCCAGGGGTCATGAGGACGCTTGGCGACGCTAATACCGCGACAACCATGCTCAGCGCTGGCGCCGCCACAACTAGGCTTGCGCAATTCACGCACAACATTGTCAATGCGAGGCGCGAACCATTGCCAGTCATCCATGCCAGTCTGAACGATAGCCGTGCGCATTTGGTCACGCAGCTTGTTTAGGCTTGTCGCCTCAAAGTAGGCCGGGCGATATTGGCCTAGAAAGTAGATGGAACCGGAGTAGATTTTAGCCATTGTTTGTCCCCTTGAATTGTTAAGCTTAGACGTTATCGCAGGTCAGTTCTTCGAATTGCAGCATTGACGTGATTACCATTGCGGCGCCCGTCATGGGCGTGACGCTGATTGCCAAGTCCACAAGTTCGTGCTGCATAGTGCGAGGGAGCGACAGAACGTCGTCCTCAAGCTTGTTCCAAATCACGGTGTAAGCGGCGTCGTAAATGCTCATGCGATCCATGCGATCTGCGCGCGTGATGTAAGCTTGTGCCCATGTGGTCATGCTGTCCCCCTAGATGTTAGATGAAGGCCAGGGCGATTAACGCCCCGACTGTAGCGAATGAAACCAGTGTCATGATTGCAGTGATTAGAGCTTGCATCTCGCCCCCCCTAAACCGGGAGGGCTTGTTTGTAAGCTTGCCAAGCTTTGATGTAGGGCAGTCGGCTTTTCATGTAGATTTTAGCGAAGGCCTTGCTGTCTTTGTTAGCGGCGGCTTCTTTGATCGCTACCAGGGCTTGTTCGTTTGAAAGCTTGTTCATGTCGTGTCCCCTTGTCATCCGTTGACATGATTACAATAGCACACTTGGCGGAACGGTCAAGCTATAAAATGAGTTTTATGTGAATTATTTTCACTCATGACAATGCTTAAACGTGACAATTAAACATCTCCTGTATATATATTATATACATATAAGCTGTGTGTTATATATGATACTACATAAGAAACAGGTACAATCCAGAATTCATACAAGCGTTTGAAAGTCTATCTCCACCCGCGCTCTGTAGAATTCTACATTGGACAGGGACAGGCTGTAGAATACCATGATTACCATACTACACATGTGTAAACCTACTATTGCCAGTGTAAGAATGTGTATTGATGTTATTTACCAAACAGAGACTGTAGAACCAGAACAAGGGGAAAGGAGGTGGGTCCACGAGCTCTCAGAAGTGAGTGCCCCACATCGCGCTACCCCCAAAAATTATCTGGACATTGTATATTATTACAGTATGATTGCGTAAATAATGTTTGAGGGTTAAACATGCTGATAGAACCTGGTGTGCCCATGAGGGGTTACACCACGCGTCCCCCGAAGTACCGGTTTCCCTTGGCGGAGATGGAGGTTGGCGACAGCTTCTTCGTGGCCTATGGGGATATGGATGCGAAGTCTTTCTTGCAGACCTCACGCAGCTTGATCAGCCGGTTTGGAAAGGCGTACTCTCGCAAGTACGCAACCCGGCGACTGGAAGACGGCTTCCGAGTCTGGAGGATAGAGTAATGGCTGGACCCTTGTTTAACCTCACTCCCGAATTCCTTGCTGGTCAGCCTAAGAAGCTTGACGTACAGCCTGTCATGTTTGGTGGCGAGCGTTCTGTTGGGGCTCCGTTGGATACCCTAAAGAAAGCTCAGGAAATGCAGGCGGGCGGTGCAACGCCAGAAGACATCTACGCCAAAACAATTCCAGCTCAATCCTTGTGGGACAAAGTTCGCGGCAATCCAGAAGAACAACCGACAACCGGGTGGTTCCAAGGACCGGAAGGTAAATGGCGGTTTGAATTCAGCGACAAGGAAGCTCAGTTCAATCCAGAGTCACTTGCCAAGATGCACTCTGGTGAAAGCATTACGCTTGATCAACTTCTGTCACACCCGCAATTGTTTCAATACTACCCGCATCTCAAGGACGTAAAGCTAAAAGGGTTGACGCCAAGAGAAGAACAAGAAGGATTGCGTGGCTCTTACAATCCAAAAGAAAACGTATTGCAATTGTTAAGAGACCCTGCGCAGGCAAGGTCTACGTTGATGCACGAACTCCAGCACATGATCCAGTCAAAAGAAGGATTTTCTGCGGGCGGGGACTCTGTAGCCCCAGCTGCATATGCTTCACTAGATCAACATAATTTGGCAATAAAAAACATAATGAGGCGGGGAGATTTGGAAAAACAAATGTATGAAGAGTTGCAAGGAATGCCGACAAAGGGAATGACCCCATCGTCTTATGACGAAGCCATAAAACAAATTAAAAATAAATATCAAAAGGAAATTGATCAGATAAAACGTAACATTGAATATACTGAAAAGACGGTTGAACAAGCACAAAAGTTCAAACGATCTTTTGATGATTATGAAATCTATCGTCGTCTAGGAGGAGAAACCGAGTCCAGAAATGTTCAAACGCGATTGCCAATGGACATAGCTGAAAGACGGAAATCCATCCCAACCAAAACACAAGACTACCCATATGAAGGCCAGTTGGCTGCACCGGAGAAAGAATGATGAAACGGTTGAAGAGATGGTTGCTAAGCTCAACTAGCCTGACGCCAATCATGGGTCTGATGAAATACTGAAATGTCGCGGGGTGGAGCAGTCCGGTAGCTCATCTGGTTCATACCCAGAAGGTCGCAGGTTCAAATCCTGCCCCCGCAACCAAAGCATCCGTAGCTCAGCTGGATAGAGCATCGGTCTACGAAACCGAGGGTCGGACGTTCAAATCGTTCCGGATGCGCCAACACACGAGGGACCATGACGTTCAACCTGAAGCACTTCTATCACTTCTGCTCTCAGCTCAAGATTGAGACCAAGGAGCAGGGCCTTCGGAAGATGGACAAGCTTCTGGGAACGCAGACCTATGTGATGAACGAGATCGCGAAAGGGTTAGAGGATGATTGCCATTTTTACGTCATTCTTAAGGGCCGTCAGCTTGGCATCACTACCATTAGCTTGGCTCTTGATCTGTATTGGACTTTTACTCATCCTGGCCTCCAAGCTACTCTGACGACAGACACCGAAGAAAACCGGGATATGTTCAGGACGACCCTCGCCATGTACATGGACGGGCTTCCCAAAGAATACAAAATCCCGCAGATCACCCACAACAGAAACTCGCTGAGCCTGCGCAATCGGTCTCGCTTGTTCTATCAGGTGGCCGGTCTAAGGGCCAAGGGAACGCTTGGGCGCGGTAAGGCTATCACCTTCCTTCATGGAACAGAGACAAGCTCCTGGGGCGACGAGGAGGGCTTGGCGTCTCTGTTGGCATCTCTTGCAGAGACTAATCCCGACCGCCTCTATATGTTCGAGAGCACGGCGCGCGGGTTCAACATGTTCCATGACATGTACGTCACCGCCAAGAAGGCCAAGACACAGCGGGCTATCTTCTGCGGATGGTGGCGCAACGAATTCTATTCCGTCGATCCTGAGTCCTCTGTCTACAAAACCTATTGGGACGGCAGGCTGACCGGCGAAGAGAAAGAATGGAACCGCGACATCAAAAAGATGTACGGCTTTGAGATCAACTCACGGCAGATCGCTTGGTGGCGGTGGAAGCTGCATGAAGGCATCAAAGACGACGCGCTCATGTATCAGGAATTTCCGCCCACGGAAGACTATGCTTTTGTGATGACGGGATCATCGTTCTTCTCTAACTCCAGATGCTCGGAGGCCGCCCGTGTCGCCAAGAACAAAAAGTTTGACGCCTACCGATATTCCTTCGGATCAAACTTCCAAGACACCGAAGTCCTCAAAAGCTCGGACAAGCTCGCCACGCTTAAAATCTGGGAAGAGCCAATTGACACTGCCTATTACGTTATCGGAGCAGACCCTGCGTACGGAAGTAGCGATTGGGCAGATCGTTTCTGTATCCAGGTCTTTAGATGTTACGCTGACGGTCTCGACCAAGTTGCTGAATTCGCAACCTCAGAACTCAACACCTACCAGTTCGCCTGGGTTATTGCTCACCTGGCGGGAGCGTATAAAAATAGCACACTTAATCTGGAAGTTAATGGACCCGGCCAAGCCGTCATTAACGAACTCAGAAACCTCAAGCGACAAGCTGTCTCCATTGGAGGGGCAACCGGCAAAGGTCTGATGCACGTTCTTAGTTCGATGACTAACTATATCTGGCGCAAGAACGATACGCTGGGCGGCATTTCAAACTCTATCGGCTGGCTCACCACGCAAGGTTCCAAAGAACGGATGATGAACTACACCAAGGATTATTTCGAGCGGCAGATGATGACCGTTGTCTCGATGGAGACCTTGGAGGAAATGAAGGGCATCGTTCGTGAAGGTGGGTCCATCCACGCGCCGGGCCGTGGCAAGGACGACCGCGTGATTGCAATGGCGCTGGCCTGCGCGGCTTACGCAGAACAACTTCAACCCCGGCTTCTTATGGAGCGCTTGACGCGTCAGGTCTCTAACGCGCAAGAATGTATAACGCCGGAAGAACTATCAGTGGGCCGCAATGTCTCTACCTACCTCAAACAAATTGGTATCTATGGGCAATGATGACAATTCTCAGCAAGGCGGAAATCTACCGCCAGATGGAACGGTTCTGGAAGGACCAGGACAAGACGCTGAGCATTGCCATGTTTGCGGAGCTGTCAGGATTAAGCATGTCGCTTCTCAAGCGCGTGTTCCACATCAAAGACACCCCAATGAGCGAGCACACTCAAATCGCCGTGAGCCGAGCCCTGGAGCGTATGACCCGTGGCGACGTGGTAATGGTGTATGATAAAGGTAACAAGCGTCGGCTAATTTATCGGCAAGAACCTCGGCCTAGATTAGCCAAAAGCATAAACCTGACAACTGATGGGGGAAAGATCGCCCTGAAAGTCGGGATCAAGAACAAGTCGGACTACTCCAAGCCCGGTTTTGATGAACAGTTCAACAAGTAGGGGATGTTATGGCTATCATGCGCGACTACAAATGCCCTCGTCACGGTTACTTCACCGGCTGGGAGCCCGTCTGCGACGAAGGTTGCACAGACGTGGCTCAGGTCATTCTGCGAGCCCCTACCATGCGGGACTCAGTAATTGGTGGCCGCTCCAGGCGCAATGACACCAACATCAAAAAACTTGCCAGCGATTTCAACATGACGGACATTAAGTCCACCAAAGAAGGCGAGCACCAGACCGGCTACTTGGCCCGAAACAACGCCCCCGTCCCCGAACAACCCCCTGCTGACCGACCCGGCAGCGCCGTTATGTGGGGCGAAGCGGGGAAATACAACATGCAAAGTATGCTTGGCGGCATGGTCAAGCCCGTCAGAGACGAGCAAGTTGGCTTTTCGCCCAAAGATGCTAATCTCACGCGCGGACCAATGGCGGCCAGCTACTACGCTGACCACGACAACCTGAAGCTTGACAAATGATCATTCCAAAGGAACCCAACGACCGTGAGTCGTTCTACCAAGACCTGATCCGCAAGTGCCTGGTCTCTCGTGAGACCCGCCGCGCGGACTACTCCTCGTTGAAGTCCTACTATCTCTTCGGGTCCGCGCCCGAAGAGAGCCCTGCTCAGTACAACAAAATATTCCCGCACATTGACCAGCTTGTCAGCTTCCTCTACTCGGCTGACACGACGCGGTTCTCGATCAATTTGGGTGCAGCCGCCCACGAAGATCAGTACAGGTATATCCCCCGCCTTGAGCAGGCGTTAAACGACGAGTGGAACAATTCCAACGCCGATCAGGTCTTCAACACGGCCTTGACTTGGGCGATGGTCTACAATTCCGCGTTTATCAAGCTGGTAGTGTCTAACGGGGCAATCCACCCCTACTTCATTGACCCCAGCAGCTTTGGCGTCTTGCGCGAGGACATTCCTTACCTTGACCGTCAGGAAGCCTTTGTTCAAAGCTACTACATAACTAAATCCGATTTGTTTGCTCGGCTTTACAAACACCCCAAGCGCGAGAGCATTGTGGAGCGCGTCACCACCTCTCAGCACGTTGAGGCTTATTCGCCCAACGGCGTGGACCGGATCATTCTGAGCCAGGCCGATCCGACCATGTACGGCAACGTCAATCTCAATCTTTACGGCCAGAACCGGATGAAACCGGAAGTCGAAGAAGACACTGTTGAGATGATTGAGCTGTACGTCTGGAACGACGAGACCAAAGATTATCAGATCGTGACGCGCGCTGATCCCGACGTAATCATCTATGACCGCGAAAACGAAAAGCTCTTTCTGAAAGGGGAGAGCCCATTCATTCAGATCGCGCCAAACCCCATGCCAGACTATTATTGGGGTCAGTCCGAGGTTTCCCGCCTGATGTTCCTTCAGGACATGCGAAACAAACGAATGAACGAGATTTTGGATCTTCTGTCCAAGCAAGTGAACCCGCCGACCGCCCTCACTGGCTTCACCGGCATCTTGGACGAAAAGAACTTTGCTCTGAACCGCGCTGGCGGCCTTTTGTCCAGCGATATGCCCAACACCAAGATCGAGCGGCTGGCGCCTGACCTTCCTGAAAGCCTCTACGAGCAAATCAGGGAAATTGACGCCATGTTTGCCGAAGCATCTGGCATTTCAGAGGTTCTATCAGGCCGTGGTGAACAAGGCGTTCGTTCTGCCGGTCACGCTTCTCAGCTCGCTCGCCTTGGATCGTCACGCGCCAAGAAGCGAGCGCTTATTGTTGAAAACTCGCTGGAGAAGCTGGCGACCCTCTATATGAAATTGATGCAGGCTTACGATCCGACCCATCTTACTGATGTTGAAGGGAAAAAGTTCATTGCTGAACAATTTACCCGTCAGTACGTTGTCAAGGTAGACGCGCATTCAAACAGCCCTATCTTCATGGAAGACATGCGTTCTCTCGCGTTCAATCTGTTTAAGGCTCAGGCTATTGACAAGGAATCTTTGATTGATATGCTCGATCCACCGATGAAGCAGATGCTTAAAGAGAAGCTGAAAAAGGCGGAGCACATGAAGGCTATGCAGCCTCCCGCGCCGCCCGCACAGGGGAAAAAAGGCTGATGGCTAGTCAAGGTTCAATCTCAACCGGCGACCAACCCCGCGCTACAGGGCGTGATGTCTCTATGACTCAGAAACCTGCCGCTATGCAATACCGGGTCTCTAATGTTAGAAATATGGCGGGCCGTCAGCCGACGCGCCCAGATCGTGCCATGAGGAGATCATGATGTACAAGTCCGTTAAGCGGTCTCGTCGTAACAGCCGCAAGTAATTAGTTTCGGGGACGCCCACACCAACATCAGGAGGCGCGAATGCGTCGCAAGGGTCGTAAGTCCAAGCGCTAACGGGTTCCCGCAATAGCGGGCGCTCGTTACTCATCCTTCCCCCCCTCTAGACATGGAGGCGCACATGCGTCGCAAGGGTCGTAAGGCTCGTCGCTAACTAACATACGGGTTAGTCCCGTATAGCGACCAAAGAGCGTTCCGAGGAGGGGCGGAACTAAAACAAACCCCTCCCTTGACATTTGTCCGAGTTTCACAGCAGATGTCTGTGAATAGAGGTAAATCACATGGCTGATCAGGATATTATGGCTCTGATGCAAAGCCAGCAGGACGGCGCTCCGCCTCCTGGTGGCGGTCCTGCTATGACCCCTCCCCCGATGCCGTCCCCAATGTCAACGCCCGAACCAAAGCAGGGCCAGCGGGAAGCGGCGATGATCAACGTGAGCATGGCTCTTGATCTGATCGAACAGTCTCTTCCGGCCATTGGTTCTGAGACCCCTGAGGGTCAGAGCCTGATGTCCGCTCTCTCTAAGCTCTCTTCTGTGCTCGGCCCCAAAAAGCAGAAGACCAACGAGCTTCAAAGCGCCGAAATCCTACAGCTCCTTCAGAATTTGCCCCAGGCGGGCGGTGGTTCTCCGGTATCGCGCGCGATTTCTGGTGGCCCGCCGAACCTTGGCCTCATGGGTCCGCAGCCACCCGCAATGCCTCCCGGCGGAGCCCCGGCAGGTGGACCCCCCGCAATGCCACCGGGTATGCCACCTGGCGGCGCACAGTCACCGATGTAAGGAGAATACAATGGACGTGTTCAAGCCTCGCGGCGCTTCCAAGCCCCGCAATCCGACTACCGATCAGCAGCAGAATGGCGTGATTACCAATCCGCCTCGCTTTTCCCACATGGGCGGGCTTGCTGGCGCTTCCAAGATTGGCGGCAAGAACCAGTACGGCATTAAGCCGCCGGGTGATGGCAAAAAAGTCATCTAATACTAAAGGGGACGTAAATGGCATCGCTTGAAGACCTGACACCTGAAGCCAGAGACGAACTTGCGGCGCTCGCTCGCGAACTGGCTGATAATCCGGCCACTCGCGAGGGGTTCCTTCGCCTGACGAAGACTGCTCGCCCTAACATGCCAATCGGTGAGATTGACATCAAGGATGATATGTCTTCGCGGTTTGATGTAGCCCAGTCTCGCATGGAGCATCTTGAAGGCAAGCTTCGTGAGAGGGATGCTCTTGAAGAGCTGGAGCGTCGTCGCAACAAGCTTGTTCGCGGCAAAGGCGTCAAGGAAGAAGACATTGCGGAGATTGAGAAGATCATGCTGGAAAAAGGCATTACCTCTCATGAGTCTGCCGCAGACTACTACAATTGGATGCGCCAGGCGGCAACGCCTACGCCCCAAAAGATGTTCAGTCGGAACGTGATTGACGACGCTGCTCAGAACACCCTGAAAAGGTTTATGGGCGGTAATCATGTGAGGGCTGCGCGTGAAGTCGCGGCAGAAGCGTTTAACGAAATCCGCAAAAGTCCAAGGCCAATTGGTCTTTGAGGGTGTGATGGGGACGAGTGTCACTTTAGAAATGATGAGGTAAACTATGGCAATCGGTGGCGGCATTCTCCCCACTACGGGTAGTAACCAGTTCACAGAACTGACTTACGTTACCCGTCGCGCGTTCATCCCCAAGATGGTCGTGCAAATCTACAACTCTACACCGCTCATGGCGGCGCTCATTGCTAATAGCCAGACGGCTACCGGCGGTGTGTCCTCCGTGACCGTTCCTGTTCAGGGTGCTCAGTTTGTTAACGCTCAGTGGTCGGATTACAGCGGCTCGTTCGCTCAGCCGTCCGTTCAGCAGGGCGCGTACAACGCTGAGTTTACGCTCAAGCTTATGATTGCTCCCGTGCCGTTCCTCGGCATGGAAGGTGCGGTTCAGCAGGACCACGCAATCATCCCCCTCATTGAGGCTCGCATGAATGATGCGACCAACGTGATGATGGATGCGATGGCGACGGCCCTCTACACCAACACCACCAACACCCAGCAGTTCACCGGCCTCCCGGCTGCGGTGGATGACGGTACGGGTACTGCCACCTACGGCAATATCACCCGTTCTTCAACTGTGAACCCCTGGTGGCG